TCAGGTGTTGGCATCAATCATGCCGTGGCGTACGGCCAGCAGGGCCAGTTCGACATCACTGGTAATCGAGAGCTTTTCAAAGATGCGATAGCGGTAGGTATTCACGGTTTTCGGCGACAGGCAAAGCTTATCGGAAATGGCCTGAACCTTTTGGCAGCCTGCAATCATCAGTGCGATCTGAATTTCGCGCTCGGACAGTAAGTCGAACGGTGAGTGACTGCTCTGTGGCTGAAATGACTTGAGTGCCAGCTGCTGGGCAATCTGCGGACTGATATAGCGTTGCCCGCTAAATACCATGCGAATCGCCTGAACCATTTCTTCCAGCGCAGCGCCTTTGGTGAGATAGCCAGCGGCACCAGCTTGCAGGAGGCGAGTGGGGAAAGGGTCTTCCTCACATACGGTTACGGCAACAACTTTAAGATCAGGATGGCTGCGAATCAGCTTACGGGTGGCTTCAAGACCACCGATACCCGGCATTTTGATGTCCATCAGAACAACGTCAGGTTTCAGCTCGCGGGCTTTTTTCAGGGACTCTTCGCCTGATTCGGCTTGGCCTACCACCTGTAAACCGTCGATATCGGCCAGCATACGAGTAATACCGGTGCGTACCAGGTCGTGGTCATCAACAACGAGAACTCTGATCAAGCGTCACCCCGGTCGACATCAACTGCGTTGAGCAGTTGCTGGGTTGAAAGTCTGGTGCCTGTAAGCCACCAGCTTGGCGCATAACCGTCAAAAGGCAAGCGCCAATAAGTGAGCGCTAAATGACGGCCAGAGAAAATATGGCGGAAGCGGTGAGATTCGAACTCATGTAAAGGTTCGTAACCACAGCTGCAGCCCTTTATATCCGAGCCTCTGCACCTGTTTAAGTGCCTGAGTTTGTTCCCAGTGCATTCCCATGAAAAGGAGCGTCAGCAGGCTCAAAACGGCTCAGGCGGCGCATTCTACACATTTATGGTCAGCAATGGGAAATAGGTAATATTGGTAATGTCTTGTTTAGGAACGCTGAATAAGCCATATAAATCAAGCACCTACAGACAATTCATAAAAGTAATAATTGAGTAATACATAGGTTAGAGCATTACCAAATCAGCAAGTCAGAAAGCAAATGGCAAAAGCCTTATAAAACAACGAGTTAAATAAATATTACCTTCAACCTTACTCAAAATTACCCCTCTAGGTAAGGCTTCAAACCCAGAAGACACAAGGCCTTGAGCTTGGTTTCTGACTTCCATTACCGATATTACCTATCTCCCTCTGTTGCCCTGGAAAAGCCAAGAAGCAACGCCGCCTAAAACGCCACCAGAGAACCTGCACCATCGCAGGGAACCGCAGGTATTCAGCGCCCTAAAGAACCGCATGCAGCCCCCAGCCTGCCCCGCTCAGAGCCGTCTGCAGGTGTGCAGAGAATTCGACCCATTTAGCCCGCAGGCGAGGTGGGGGGACGACGGCGCGCGCCGGGTGCAGAATGGCCCTGCCCAGCCTCCTCGGCCGTACCCTCTGCCCGCCAAGTCCTGGGCCCCAGACATCGACCACACCGCCGCGCCATCGTGGCGCTGCCGATTGTCTGAAAGCCCCGTGAATACTGGCTCGCAGCCCTATAAGAGCTGGACTTTAGAGCCATTAAAATGCATGCTGTAATGGGTTTTTATTGGTCTTTCGCTGGCAAATCTTCGTTGTTCGCAGACACAAAAAAGCCGCCCAATGGGCGGCTTTTCAGTACTGCTTAACGCGGCCCGGTCGGGCTACCAGTTGAAGTAGATCAGCTCGTTGGCCTGCTTACCGCCCTGCCCGCCGACGGTGTGCCGCAGCGGCACCTCTTTCAGCCGCAGCCCGGCGAACACCTCGCGGATCTGCGGGTGATCGTTGATCGAGATAACCATCCGCCCCTTGATCGATCCGGCCAGCTCAGCCATGGCCTGGTACTGCTCGAAGTTGAACGCACCAGGTGCATACCCAGCAGTTTCCCAGTACGGCGGGTCCAGGTAGAACAGCGTGTGCTCGCGGTCATAGCGCCTGATGCACTCCTTCCAGTCCAGGTGCTCGATGGTTGTCCTCGCCAGCCGCAGGTGCGCCTCGCTGAGTTTCTCTTCAATGCGCAACAGGTTCAGCTTGGGCGGCGCCGTGGTGGCGGTACCGAAGGTGCGCCCGGTTGGCTTGGCCCCGAAGCACGACTGCTGCAGGTAGAAGAACCGCGCCGCCCGCTGGATATCGGTAAGCGTGGCCGGGATCTGCATATTGGCCCAGTCGAACATCACCCGGCTGACCAGCGACCAGCGGAACTGGCGCACCAGCTCCTCCAGGTGATGGGCGACCACCCGGTACAGGTTCACCACCTCCCCGTCGAAGTCGTTGATCACCTCCACGCGGCTGGGGTCTTTCATAAAGAACAACGCCGCGCCGCCGCAGAAAGGCTCGACGTAGCATTCATGGTCAGGGAACTCAGGGAGGATGTGTTTAGCCATGCGGCGCTTGCCGCCCATCCACGGAAAAATCGGTGTAGACATAAGTGATCCTTGTTTTCAGCTATTGGATTCGCTTAGGCTCCGCACCCCCTGCGCAGTGGGGCGAGGCCTTGGTTGGATCACTCGGCGTGCTCGAGTGGTTCGACGTCGGGTTGGTGTTGACGCACCGGCCCGTCGCCTCGTTTATTCACTGCGCGGGGACTATTTCTCCCCCCCCGCCAATCTCAAAATCTTTGAAGCGCACCACCTCCTCGCCCACCCAGTCATTCAGCAGCGCCAGGCGCGTCTGGATGGGTTCGAGTTCCAAGGTGGCCCACACCCGCGCACCTTCTTGTGGCGAGCCGAAGCCGCCCGCGTTCTTCGGCACGATGCCCATAAGCTGCGGATACACCCGCAGCGCGGCCAGCACATCGCCCTGGGTCTGATCCTTGATCGAGTTGAATTCATCCTTCGCCGCCACCTCGCTAACCGGGATCAGCTGGATGCCCTCCTTCTTGCCGTTCGGCGCGTACACGAACAGGTTGCGGAAGTTGCCCGGCCCCTTCGAGTTCTTCAGCGCCGTGCGCAAATCATCGATATCGGTCTCGTTTTGCGCCGCGTCGGTCATGTAAAGGATGAAACCGGCGTGACTGCCGTTCTCGTAGTACTTGCGGCGGAACAACGTCGCCGACTGGTTCAACAGCGCCGACTGCAACGCGCAGAGCCACTCCGGTAACCCATAAATCTCCTGGTGTAGATCCAGCTCGCGCAGATGGAAGATGCTGCCCTGGTCGAATTCGTGCTCATCCTTCCAGCCCTGCACCTGAAAATAGCGGTCGTCCTTGCCCACCCGCATGTACTTCGCCAAGGTCGGTTTCAACACCATCCGCGTGCCAAGCACCGAGCGCCGCGCCTCGACATAGCCGTTGCCCAGCGCCAGATAGTCCTGGGCGTACTGGTCAAACGCCTCACGGCTCAGCAACTTGTGCGGGATAAAGGTGCGCGTCAGTTGGTTGCGCTTGAAGCGCAGGCCCGAATCAAGATGCACGCTGGCTTTAACCGAGCGCGCCAGGCCGTCCAGCGACAACGGCGGCTCATACCAGCGCCCGTTAAACCAGCACTCCAGGTAGTCGAAAATCTCCCGCCCGGATAACACCGATTCAGGCTCACCGAACGTAAAAGCCACCGTCCGGTGATCGCTTACCGCCTGCGCCGTGGCCGCAACAGCCACCTCATTGCCTGTACTCATCAAAAAAGCTCCATCCGCCCGGTATTGGCAGCGGTCTGCCCTTCGAGCGGTTCGTGGTGTAGTGCGTGGAAAAGCGCCCAGGCCAGGTCGGCGTGGCCGGTGGTGTCATTGCGCCCGGCGCTGTACGTGAACTGGCGCCCGCTGGCGGTGATGGTTTTGCGAATGGCCATGAGGGATTGCGCGAAGTCGGTCCAGCCGGCGTCGAACTCCAGCCGGCCCTTGTGGATCACGTCATAGGCTTTCAGCACCAGGCGCGTTTTCACCTCGGGCGAATAGCTAAACGTCGTCAGCCCAGGGAAGAACTGCCGCACCAGCTGCGCCACGCCGCTGCCCATGCCAGTGGTATCAATCCCGATGTAGGTCACCCAATAGCGCTGGGTCACCATGCGGATCGCCTCGGCCTGGGCGTCGAAATTCATACCCCGGAACTGGTGGCGCTCCAATACGCGGAACTTGCCGCCCGGCACCATCGGCGGTGCAACCACCACCAGGCCCGAACTGTCGCCGGTTTCTGCTGGGTCATAACCCACCCACACCTGGCGGTCAGCCAGTGGGCGCGGTGCCAGCGGCTTATAGTCCTCAGCCCACTCAACCCAGGTATCCACCATGCAGGGCTGCAGCATCGCCAGCGGAAAGATGCTCGCGCCGTCGTCCACAAACTGGCACATCAGCAGGTTTTGGAAGGCCTCGGCGTCGTATTCCTGGCGCAGCTCATCGAGGTCGAACAGGTCGCAGCCGCGCTGCTCTGCATCAAGGATGGTGACGATCTGCCGCCACACCTTGTCCTCACACAACCGCCCCTGCTGCAGCGCGTCGTGGGAGATATCCACCGATATGCGATTGGCGGCCGGCTTGCCCTTGTTGAAGCGCTCACCCGTCCAGAAGGTGTAGGCCTCATGGGCCATCGAACTGGGCGTGCTGAAATACGTGCGGCGGTATTGCTTCTGCATCGCCATGCCGCTGGCGACCTTGTTCAGCTCCTTAAACTTGAACGTCCAGAAGAATTCGTCGAAGTAGAAGTTGCCGTGATAGCCCTGCGCCGTGCGCGCGTTGGTACCCAGGAAGTGCAGCTCGGCGCCGTTGGCCAGAATGATCGGGTCACCCGTCAGCTCAACACCACACACCTCACGGGCAAAACTCTGGATATACGCCTTGAAGATGTGCGCCTGGTTCTTCGAGGCCGATAGAAATATCTGGTTGCGGCCAGTGGTCAGCGCATCAATCAGCGCCTCGCGGGCAAAATAGAACGTCGCTCCGATCTGCCGGCTTTTCAGGATGGCCCTGGTGCGCTGGTTGCCCGCTCGGTACCAGTCCAACTGGTAACCGAAGCACCCATCAATAAACGCCTCAGTGAGCAGCTCGACATGCTCCTCACTGAACTCATTGCGGCTTGGCTTCTTCTTCGGCCCGCTGTTGCGGTTGTCCAGTTTCGGGTTTAACTCAGCCTCGGTACCGCCGCCCTGGAAGCGCTCAATCCGCGCCTGGCGCTCAAGCTGGCGGTGCAGCAGGTCAATTTCCTTGAAGTCCCCGCCCGACTTGCCGTCTTTGAGAATCAGCTGCACCAGGCGCGCTTCCAACGCCCCGCCGATTCGCTCTACGTTGTCCGCCCGGTCCCACTCATCGCGGGCCTTCCAGCTGTGGACGGTCCTTTCCTTCTCGCCCAGGTGATCGGCGATATCGGTGACGCGCCAACCCGTCCAGTACAAAAACTTGGCCTGGCGGCGGTTATCACGGACGGGAATTTCAACGGCAGCATTCATGGCGCAGATGCTGCCTCGCACGCGCGTGCCGTACCCGCGCCGCGCCTTGTAAAGGCCCGCCCTACAAGGTCGGCTCGTTGCCCGTAGCGCGCCAGCTCACGAACATGCCCTCAACGCAACGGCAGCACGCCGCCACCGCATCGAGGACAGCTCCAATGGCCGCCACCAACCAACCCGCCAAGAAATTCCGCTCCAAGTGGTTCCGTGTCGCCGTAGAAGGCGCCACCACCGACAAACGCAAAATTGAGCGCACCTGGCTGGAACAAGCCGCCAAAAACTTCAACCAGAACACCTACGGCGCCCGCGTTTGGCTTGAACACTTCCGCAGCCTGCTGCCGGACAGCCCCTTCAAGGCCTATGGCGACATCACCGCTGTAAAGACCGAAGAAGTGGAAATTCACGGGCAAAAGAAGCTCGCCCTGTTCGCTCAGATCGAGCCGACTGACGACTTGGTGGCCATGAACAAGGCCAAGCAGAAGATCTACACCTCGATTGAAATCGACGACAGCTTTGCCGATACCGGCGAGGCCTACATCGTCGGCCTGGCGGTCACCGACTCCCCCGCCAGCCTGGGTACCGACGTGCTCGCCTTCTCTGCCCAAAAGCCGGAAGCCAGCCCTTTCAAGGATCGCCACTACTCCGCGACCTCGATGTTTACCGAGGCCCTGGAGGCAGAACTCGAATTCGAAGAAGTCACCGATCAGCCCAGCATGTTCGCTGCGCTCAAACACTCCATCGGTGCCCTCATCAGCAAGGGCAAGGAAAAGGAAGGCAAGGACGCCAACAATTTTGCCGACCTGGGCGAAGCCCTGCAGGGCCTGCTCACCTTCAGCACCCAGCAGGCCGAGGCGGCCAGCAAATCGGCTGAGGCACTGGCCGCCCTGCAAAAGCAGTACACCGCGCTGGAAAAAGACCTAGGCGAGCTGAAAACCACGCTCGGCCAAACCCAGGATCACAACCAGCAAACGCGCCCGGTAGTAACCGGCGGCGACACCGCAGTCGTTACCGACTGCTGATAACCAACGGACAAGCCCAGCCAAGGATTACCGGAGAAACCCATGCGTAACGATACCCGCCACCAATTCGACGCCTACCTCAGCCAAATCGCCAAGCTGAGCGGTGTGACTGACGCCACTAAGACATTCGCTGTAGACCCGAGCGTCCAGCAGAAGCTGGAAACCCGCATGCAGGAGTCCAGCGACTTCCTCAGCAGCATCGGTATGCCCGGCGTCGATGAACTCAAGGGCGAAAAAGTTGGCTTGACCGTCGGCAGCACCATCGCAGGCCGCACCGACACCTCAGGCGCCGGTGTGCGCGTGCCGCGTGACGTGTCTGATACCGATAAATTCGGTTTCGAGTGCCGCCAAACCGACTTTGACACCGGCATCCGCTTCGCCAAGCTGGACGCATGGGCCAAGTTCCCGGACTTCCAGGCCCGCCTGCGTGACGCCATCCTCAAGCGTCAAGCGCTCGACCGCATCACCATTGGCTTCAACGGTACCAGCGCCGCAGCCAACACCGACCGCGTTGCCAACCCACTGCTGCAAGACGTCAACATCGGTTGGCTGCAGAAGTACCGCAACGAAGCGCCTACCCGCGTGCTCAAAGACGGTAAAACGGCCGGAAAAATCCTTATCGGCACCGGTGTAGATGCCGACTACAACAACCTCGACGCGCTGGTATACGACGCCATCGCCAACCTGATTGCCCCCTGGCACCGCAAAGACCCAGGTCTGGTAGTCATCCTCGGCAGCAACCTGGTGCACGACAAGTACTTCCCGCTGGTCAACAAAGAGCAGGCTGCATCCGAGAAGCTGGCCACCGACATGATCCTCGCGCAGAAGCGCATGGGCGGTAAGCAGCCGGTTGAAGTGCCCTACGTGCCGGACGGCGCCATGCTTATCACCAGCCTGGAAAACCTCGCCATCTACTGGCAGATCGGCGGTCGCCGTCGCCATGTGATCGAAAACCCCAGCAAAAGCCGTATCGAGAACTTCGAGTCCAGCAACGAAGATTACGTCGTTGAGGACTACGGCCTTGGCTGCCTGATCGAAAACATCGAACTGGAGGCTTAATCGCCATGGCCCTGAGCCCTGCCAAGCGCCACTTCCTGCGTACCACCGCTGCCATCGAGGCAGCGGCGGCCGCAGGCCCCAGCCAAACAATGGAAGGCGCCACCGCCTACGAGCACCAACTCGCCCAGCTGGCACAGCACCGCTTGCGCCTCAAACAGGTGCAGTCCACACAGGGCAAAGCATCGCTCAAGGCGCTACTGCTGCCTGAATACGTTCCCTACGTGCAGGGCGTGCTGGAAGCTGGCAACGGTGCCCAGGACGAAGTACTCACCACCGTCATGCTCTGGCGTATCGATGCCGCCGACTACCCCGGCGCGTTGGAAGTGGCCGAGTACGTCATCAAGCACAACCTGAAAATGCCGGACCGCTTCGAGCGCACCACCGGCACCCTGATCGCCGAGGAAATCGCTGAAGCTGCCCTCAAAGCCCAAAAAGCTGGCGAAAGCTTCCCGTTGTCGATTCTGGAACAGGCTGCCCGCATCACTGCAGAGCAGGACATGCCCGATCAAGCCCGCGCCAAGCTGCACCTGGCAATCGGCAAGGCCCTGGCAGGTAGCGTCAGCGATGAAGGGGCGGTGGGCATCGATCTACTGCACCTGGAGCAGGCCAAGCAACACCTGGCCAAAGCCATCGACCTGCACAGCAACTGCGGCGGCAAAAAGGATCTGGAGCGCGTCGACCGCCTCCTTAAGAAACACGCTGTGCCCCCGGTGCCACCGGCAACCACGGAGATTCAGGAACCCCCGGCCCCGCCGGTAAGCCTGGATACCCCGCCACCACCGGTAACCCTGGAGACCCAAGACAACCCGGTGCCGCCGGCAACTCTGGAAACTCAGGAACCCCAGGTACCACCGGCAACCCCGGAGACCAAGAAGCTACCAGCAGCCCGGAAACCCCGGCCTAGTCGGAAGCCAAAGTCACCCAGGAAACCCCGGTAACCCGGCCAGCTAACCGAGCGTCCCCACGCGCACGGCGGCTCGGGGCTGATCAACAGGTTCTCTCCTTTCCTTGTTGTGACGCCCCGACCACCGCCGTTTTATTACCCAAGGCCAAGCCATGAGCGGATTTGTAGCCGGCGGCACCCCACCAACCGGCCCACACATCAACACCGACCCGTTTTGGCCATCCATTGAGCTGGACGCCATGCGCGCCGCTCTGCGCATCGATGCCAGCGTCACCAACCCCCGGCTGGAAACGGCCGTTATCGCCGCCGCCATCAGCGTCAACCGCGAGCTGCTCAAGTGGCGCGGCGCCCAACAGGCGGCTGGCTACGCCACCCTGGCAGACGTACCAGCAGAATCCATCAAAGACGAATCCGAGCTAGTCCACCTCTACACCCGCGCCATCCAGGCCGCTACCGGTGCCGAAGTGTGCGAGCGCTACCGCAGCTACGACAGCACCGGCACCGGCGACCGCAAAGCCGAAGACCTGCAGTTCAACATCGACGAATACCGCCGCGACCAACGCTGGGCCATCCGTGACCTGCTCGGCGTTCCCCGCATGTCAGTGGACCTCATCTGATGGCCACCACCCTGCGCGCCATCCAGGGCGACACCGTCGACGCCATCTGCTGGCGGCACTACGGCCGCACCGCAGCGGTTACCGAAGCCGTACTCGACGCCAACCCCGGCCTGGCCGACCTCGGCGCGCAGATACCCCAGGGCACCCTGGTAATCCTTCCCGAAGAAGCCCCACAACCCCAACGCCAGATGGTGAACCTATGGGACTGATCTACCTCGCCCTCTACAAAGGCAAAGGCACCCTCTTCAACCGCCTGATTCGCCTGTGGACGCGTTCGAAGTACAGCCACTGCGAGATTGTCATGCCCGATGGCCGCTGGTTGTCTGCCAGCGCCATGGATGGCGGCGTGCGCGCAAAAACTATCGTGCTCAACCTCGAACACTGGGATCTGCTGCCAGTGTCCTGGGCATATCGCCCACTGGTTGAGCAGCTCTACCAGGAGCACCGAGGCAAAGGCTACGACTGGTTAGGTATTTTCGGCAGCCAGCTGCTACCCAATGCACTCCACAGCCGAAAGCGCATGTTTTGCAGCGAGTTCTGTGCCGCCGCCTTGGCTTTCGCAAGCCCTCAGCGCTTCTCACCGGCCCAGCTTGGTGAAGTAGTGCAGCGCGTTAATGCCCTTACAACCACAGGTAAACAGGATGAACCGCATGCCAGATAGACCAGAAACCTGGGCCTGGCTGCTCGCCTGGCTGGAGCAACACCACCCGCTGCTGTACGCGGCCATGCTCTCGTCCGTATTGGCGGCAGCCCGTTTTATCTACAGCGGTGGCGGTATCCGGCGCGCCCTCGGTGAGGGCTTTATCTGCGGCCTGATCACCCTGGCAGCCAGTAACGGCCTGTCCCTGTTCGGCATCCCCATCGAAGCCGCTCCATTTTTCGGCGGCATGATCGGCCTCATCGGGGCAGACGGAATCCGCGCCGGACTCAAACGCTTCACCAACCGCAAGGTAGATGCCCTATGACCCAGCCCCAACGCCTGCAGCACGGCTCCAAAGGCCAAGACGTACGCCAACTGCAACAGCGCCTCAACCTAGCCGGCGCCAAACTGATCCTGGACGGCGACTTCGGCGACGAAACCGAAAAAGCCGTGCGCGCCTACCAGCTCAAAGTTGGCCTGGTGGTCGATGGCGTTGCTGGCGAGAAAACCCTCGCTGCCCTGGCCGGCGCCGACTGCAGCAAGCTGCTCGGCAATATCCACCTGGTGGACGCCGCCAAACGCCTCTGCGTCGACCTGGCCAGCATCTACGCCGTCAACGAGGTGGAAAGCACCGGCTCAGGCTTCCTGGTCAACGGCAAACCCAAGATTCTCTTTGAGCGCCACGTTATGCACCGCCTGCTGGCCACGCCACGGCACGAAGGTGACGACGCCGCAGCGCTCAAGGCCCACGCGGATCAACTGGTGATCCTGCACCCCGCCCTGGTCAACCCCAAAGCGGGTGGCTATGCCGGCGGTACCGCCGAACACCAGCGCCTGGCCAGTGCCAAGCTGATCGATGCCCTGTGCGCACCAGAGGCCTGCAGCTGGGGCGCGTTCCAGATCATGGGCTACCACTGGCAGCGCCTTGGCTATGCCAGCCTGGACGACTTCACCACCCGCATGGCCACCAGCGAGGCCGAGCAGTTTGAGGCGTTCGTGCGCTTCATCGAGGCAGACCCCGCCCTGCATAAAGCGCTCAAGGCCAAAAAGTGGGCTGAGTTTGCCAAGCGCTACAACGGCCCCGCCTACGCCCGCAACCTGTACGACGTGAAGCTAGAGCGCGCCTACGAGCGCCACGCAGGCTGCGGCTGTGGGCAAAAGGTGGCCGCGTGACCACCCTGCGCCAGATCGGCTACGGCCTCGCCCTGTTCGGCGCCCTCGGTCTGCTGTTCTGGGGCCAGTACCAGCAGAGCCAGGCCGTGGATGCCCGCGAAACCCTAGCCGCCGAGCGCATCGAGCAGCTCACCCAACGCAGCGCCCGCCAGGCTGCCAGCATCGTCCGCCTCGGTGGCGAGCTGGCCGCACATCGCATCGCCCAGCAGGGCCTGCAAACCGCCCAGGCCGACGTGCGCCAACAGCACGCCACCAGCCAGATCCACAAACAGGAGACCCGCCGCAATGACCCGAGTTTTAGTGATTGGAGCAGCCAGCCTCTCCCTGGCGCTGCTCGCCGGCTGCATGAGCGCCCCGGCCTTACCGGAGCACACGGTTACCGTGAGTGGCTGTCCCGTCGTAACGCCCTGCAGCCTGCTGCCGGCAGCCCCGCAGATTAACGGCCAGCTCAGCGACGACAGCGACTACCTGCTCAGCGCCTGGGCCGAATGCGCCGCCCAGGTCGACATGATCTACAGCCACCATCAGCCCAGGGCAGACCCATGAACAAACCCACCAGCCTGCGCGCCCACCTGCTGGCCAAAGTGCCCGAGCTGAAAGACAACCCAGACCGCCTGCTGGTGTTCATCAACGATGGAAGGGTGCGCTGCACAGCCGCCGCCACCCTGTCCTGGGAATACGCCTACACCCTGGAGCTGATCCTTACTGACTACGCCGGCCACCCGGATGTAGTCATGCTGCCCCTGCTCGCCTGGGTGCGCGTGCACCAGAACGAACTGCTGGCCAACCTTGAAAAATCCAAAGAAGGCCTGCCATTCGAAGCGGACATCATCGACAACAGCAAAGTCGACCTGTCCATCAAACTGCCCCTGACTGAGCGCGTAGTCATCGGCCAGGACGGCGAAGGCGCCACCACCATCACCCACCCGGCAGAGCCACAAGCGGCCTTGGCCTTCCTCGACCCAAACTGGCAGGCAGGCGCACAAGGCAACGCCAGCGAATGGTATTTGCCAGATGAGTGACATGCTCGACGACCTGGGAGGCTGGCTCACCCCGCTTATCACCCGGCTAGAGCCAGCCGCGCGCAGCAAACTGGCCCGCGACCTGGCCCAGCAGCTGCGCCGCAGCCAGCAGCAGCGCATCATCGCCCAGCGCAACCCCGACGGCACCGCCTACGCCCCGCGCAAACAGCGCACCCTGCGCGGCAAGGTCGGGCGCATCAAGCGCAAGGCCAAAATGTTCACCAAACTACGCACCGCCCGTTACATCCAGGCCAAAGGCAGCGCCGCCGAGGCCACCGTCAGCTTTGCCAGCCGTATCACCCGCATCGCCCGTGTGCACCAATACGGCCTACGGGATCGAGCAGAAAGAGGCGCACCCGACGTGGAATACGCCCAACGCGAGCTGCTCGGTTTCAGCGCTGAAGAACAGGAATTCATCCGCGACCACCTGCTGCACCACCTCACCTTGTAAGCCCCCGCCCTACAAGCCAAGCCGGCTGCACCGCCTACGCGCGCGCGGCAACATCACCGGCATGAACGATCTCGCCACCCTCGCCCGCCTGCTGGAAAACCTGATCCGCTTCGGCACCATCGCCGATGTGCAGATGAAGCCACCGCGCGTACAGGTTTTAACCGGCAACCTCATCACCGCTTGGCTGCCCTGGTGGAACGCCCGCGCCGGAGAAGATCGCGAGTGGGACCCGCCCACCATCGGCGAGCAGGTCGTGCTGTTCAGCCCCTCAGGCAAGCTGGCCAACGGCGTGGCCTTCACCGGCCTGTTCAGCGACCTGATCGAGGCCAACGGCGACCGCGAAGGCCTGCACCGCCGCACCTACCGTGACGGTGCGGTGATCGAATACGACAGCATCGCCAAACACCTGCGCGCCACCCTGCCCGGTACCGCAGAGGTGACCGCCGTGGGCAACGTCAGCATCACCACCCAGGCAGCGCTCAGCGCCACCGCTACCGGCAACATCGCCATTAAAAGCGCTGCAAACATCCTCATCGAAGCCATCGGCAACGTCGCCATCAAGGGCGCCAAAGTGGAACTCAACTGATGCCGGCCGTAACTCGCAAGGGCGACGCCTGCACCGGCCATGGCGCGTTTCCGCCGCGCGCGTCCACAGCCGGCAGCCACAACGTGTACGCCAACGGCATCGCCGTGCACCGCAAAGGCGACACCTGGGCCAGCCACTGCGACCCCAACAGCTGCCACGGCTCACAACTGGCCGATGGCAGCGCCACCGTATTTGCCAACGGCATGCCGCTGGGCCGCATCGGTGATCCAGTCGCTTGCGGCTCCAGCGTTGCCTCCGGTAGCGCCAACGTTTTTGCAGGGGGCTAAGCAGATGAACCGCCAAACCGGCCGCCCTATCACCAAGCTGCAGCACATCAGCCAGAGCATTGGCGACATCGTCACCACTCGCATCGGCTCGCGCGTTATGCGCCGTGAGTACGGCTGCCAGATGGTTGACCTGGTCGACCAGCCCGGCAACGCCGCCACCCAGTTGATGTGCTATGCCGCCATCGCCATGGCCCTCATCCGCTGGGAACCGCGCGTGCGCCTCAGCCGCGTGCAACTCACCGCGCTCAACATCGCCGGCCAGGCTGAACTGGCTGTCGAAGGCACCCTGGTGGATGGCAACGAACCGCTAAGCCTGAAAATCCCCCTCAGCATGGGGGCTACCGTATGAGTGTCTGGACGCCCATCGACCTGGCCGCCCTGCCCGACCCGCAAGTGGTTGAGCAGCTCGACTACGAACAGATCCTCACCGAGCGCAAGGCCTACACCGTCAGCCTGTGGCCCGCCGCCGAGCAGGCAGAAATCGCCGCGCGCCTGGCCCTGGAATCAGACCCAATCGCCAAGCTGGTACAGGAAAACGCCTACCGCGAGCTGCTCTTGCGCCAGCGCGTCAACGAAGCCGCGCTCGCCACCATGCTGGCCAAAGCCAAAGGCACCGACCTGGAGCAAATCGCTGCTAACTACGACGTGCAGCGCCTGGTAGTCACCCCCGCGACGGATGACGTACCAGCGGTGATGGAAAGCGACGAAGCCCTGCGCGAACGCACCCAGATGGCCTTTGAAGGCCTCAGCACCGCCGGCCCGCGCAACAGCTACATCTTCCACGCCCGCAGCGCCTCCGGCTTGGTGGCAGATGCCACGGCCGAAAGCCCCAGCCCAGCGGTGGTCGTGGTCACTGTGCAAGCCCTGCAGGGCGACGGCAGCGCTGATGCAGCCCTGCTCGAAACCGTAACGGCCTACCTTTCCGACGACGACCGCCGCCCTCTGGCCGACCGCCTCACGGTACAAAGCGCCGAGGTGATCGAGTACAGCGTTACCGCCGCCCTGCACCTGGCCACCACCGGCCCCGAAGCAGAACCCATCCGCCAAGCGGCCGAGGCTGCCTTGCTCTCCCTGGTAAACGCTCGCCGCCGTCTGGGCGTTGAGGTATCCACCTCAGCCATCTACGCCGCCCTGCATGTTGAGGGTGTGCGCAGCGTTGCGCTCACTGGCTGGACTCCCATCACGCCAACAACCGCCCAGGCCGCCTACTGCACCGGTGTAAACGTCACAGTAGCGGGCACCGTATGACGCGCCCCATGCTGCCTTCAAACGCCACCCAGCTGGAGCGCCTGGCCGCTCAAGCGCTGGCCCAGATTGAGCGCGTGCCGGTACCCATTCGGGATCTGATCAGCCCAACCCGCTGCCCTGCTCACCTGCTGCCGTACCTGGCCTGGGCCATGAGCGTCGACCGCTGGGAGGAATCCTGGCCCGAAGCCACCAAGCGCCAGGTCATTGCCAGCAGCTACTACGTGCACGCCCACAAAGGCACCATTGGCAGCCTGCGCCGGGTGGTTGAACCCCTCGGCTACCTGATCCGCGTCACCGAGTGGTGGCAGGAAGTCCCCGAGGGAGTGCCCGGCACTTTTCGTCTCAACATCGGTGTGCTCGACAGCGGCATCACCGAGGAAATGTACGACTCCCTGGTACTGCTGATCGACGACGCCAAGCCCGTCAGCCGCCACCTAGTTGGCCTAGTCATCAGCCTGGAAGCTCGCGGCACGATCTACATCGGTGCGGCCGCCATGGATGGTGAAGTGCTAACCGTATTCCCCTACGCCCCAGGCCCCATCGAGGTCAGCAGCCAGACGCTGCTATTTGGCGGCGCTGAACACTCCATCGACATCATGAGCGTCTACCCATGAGCCAGACCTACTTTGCAATCCTGACCGCCGTGGGTGAAGCCAAGCTCGCCAACGCCATCGCCCTCAACGTACCGCTGCAAATCAGCCGCATGGCCGTAGGTGATGGCGGCGGTGCATTGCCGGTACCGGTGCGCACGCAAACCGCGCTGATCGGCGAGCAATACCGCGCCGACCTCAACAGCCTCACACCCGACCCGCTCAACGCCAGCCAGATCATCGCCGAGCTGGTGATTCCAGAAACCGAGGGTGGCTACTGGCTGCGCGAAATGGGCCTGTATGACGCTGCCGGTGATCTGATCGCCGTCAGCAACTGCCCGCCAAGCTACAAGCCAGAAATGGCCGAAGGCTCCGGCCGCACCCAAGTGCTGCGCATGGTGCTGATCGTCAGCAGCACAGCCGCGGTGCAACTCAAGATCGACCCAAGCGTGGTGCTGGCCACACGGGCGTATGTCGACACAGTTGCGGCGTCCATGAGTAATCTCATCACGGTGCATATGGCCGCCAGCGACCCTCACAAGCAATATCGACTTCGTGGTGGCTTCACCAGCCTGAATGCCAACACCCAACTCGCCGCTGCCCATGAGGGCGTGGTCGTACTCGACGCAACCGGTGGCGACCGGACCCTAACACTGCCAGCCGCAGATGCCGCTTTTGGTATCCGCGACATCCTGATACGGCGATTGGATAACAGCGGCAACCGCGCCAAGGTCATCGCGTCGGGCACCAATAAAATCAAGTTCCACACCCACCTCAATGCCGCTGGCTACGCCTTCCTCTACCTGATGGGTGCCGGAGACTGGTGGCATCTGCGTAGTGATGGCGAGGGCAACTGGTGGCCCCTCGGCAGGCATGACAGTGACGCTCTCGGCCGCCCGGTATTTGAGAGCACCACCATGGTGTCCCCAGGTGGCTGGGGTGTGTTTGCCGGCAGCGTGTTCAACCGCTCTGACTGGCCATGGCTGTGGGATCACGCCCAGCAGTCGGGAATGCTCACCACTGAAGCGGGCCGCGTAGGCATGGAAGGTGGCTGGACGAGTGGCGACGGAGTTGCAACATTCCGCGAACCAGATGGGCGTGCCGAGTTTGTCCGCATTATTGACGCCGGTCGAGGCGTTGATCCTGGCCGCGTCGCAGGCTCTAGCCAAGCTTCAGCTCTGGCAAGTCACCAACATGAAATTTGGTCTAACGGAACCTACGCAAGTGTCAACCCAACCGGCGGCGGTGCGGCGGCTCCATGGGTATCAGGATCCGCCATGGGTATGAAAACAGGCTTAACAGGTGGTACAGAAACCCGCCCGCGCAACATCGCGTACCCCGGCCGCATCAAACTGATCTGAGGAACGCACTATGCACACCTATATCGCAGACAACGCGGGCGTCCTCACTGGCCCGGTCGAGCTTCCTGTTATCCCTGGCATCGGTATCCAGGTGCCAAGCAACGCCATCCAACTGGCTGCCAAGTTGGCCAAGCCGGCCGCCGGCAGAGTGTGGGCGCTGGTGGCTGGCCAACCGCAGCAACTGGCCGACCACCGTGGCACGGTTTACCGCACCTCCACAGGTGACGCAGAGCAGCACAACGCCCTAGGTGAACTGCCCGAAGGTCTTACCACGGAGGCACAGCCATCAGCCGATCACCTCTGGTTAGGCAACGCCTGGGCCTTTGATGAGTCCCTGCAGGCCAGAAACCGCCTGGCTCTGTCGGCTCAGCTGTGCCAATCGGTAGACGCCTCCGCTGATGCTGCCCGCAGCAAGGTAGCTGGCGACGCCCTGCGCGCCGTGGAATACGCCACCGCCGCCAGCGAGGCCAAAGCATTTGTCGCTGCAAACTACCAGGGCGAAGTACCTCCCATGGTCGCCGCCTGGGCCATCAACGGCCGCACGCCTCAGCAGGCGGCAGACAGCATCCTGGCTGAGGCAGCCCAGTACAACGCTGCCCTGGTGCAACTGCGCACCGTGCGCCTGAATGCCAAGGAGCTGATCCGTAACGCCATGGCCGCCGGCCAGGTCGAACAGGCCCAGGACATCGCCGACGAAACCATCGCCAGCATTGAGGCTGCTGTCGCCGGCATCGGCAACAACGCCAGCTAAGCTAAGCCGCAATTAATGCTACGTTCTACTCTAGAATGCAGCACAACATACCGTCATTTACTGCGCGTGGACGCACTGACTCGGTTTGTTCTGCATTAAAGATAATAAGGAGATAGCGTGGATATTAATTTTATAAGGCCGTTAATTGCACTTGGAATACCCGGAGTTGCTCTAGGAATATTTTATCTGTTAATGAAACCTCAAAGCTTTGAGTTTTCAAAGATAGACCCAACTTGGTCAGCGATAATTGTATTATGTTTTTTAATCATTACTGGCGCAGTAACACTCTACGCACTTCATCGCTGGGCGCCTAAGACCAAAAGCAACGATCTACCCGTAAGAAAAAAACCTCAGTGGACTCCTTATGAAAGATTTGTTTCACACAACTTCCCGAATCTTGAGCAACCATTACTGGTAAAGCTTCAATTTGAATTGCATGCAGATGACCCCACAATACCCTTGCTGATACGAGTAGCATCAACTGTAAATGGCAATTGCCCAAACACTGCGACTGGTCCAGCAGCGGTTGTAGAGCAACTTATAGAAGAGCCAAGCACTTTCTATGTAAGCCTATCTCACCCTTCGATTAAATATACTTGCCAAACACTCGGCTGGACGGAACCAAGATAATAATGTTTGGGTGAGCGCCGTTATTGAAGAATACACAGCGAAATTGTTGTTCAAGCCCCGCCCAGTGCGGGGTTTTTAATGTCCGCGTCTTGTATCGCCCAGCCCTACAAGCCCCGCAGCTCGCGGGGCCATCGCGCGCGCGGCAACCTGTGCACTGTCAATCCAATCACTGCGCAGGCAACCCCCATGGCCGACGAATATCTACACGGCGTACGCGTCATCGAAATCAACGAAGGCATTCGCCCGATTCGTACCATTACCACCGCCGTTGTCGGCATGGTCGCCACCGGCCCGGATGCCGACCCGCTGCTGTTCCCACTCGACACCCCGGTGCTGCTCACCAACGTGCAAGCCGCCGTCGGCAAGGCCGGTACCAGCGGCACCCTGCGTGCAAGCCTGCAGGCCATTGCTGACCAGGGCAAACCATTCACCATCGTGGTACGCGTAGCGGTTGGCGAAGGTGCCAACCCGGAGGCCATCGAAGCGGCCACCGTCAGCAACCTCATCGGCACCACCAATGCCGAGGGCAAATACACCGGCATGAAAGCCCTGCTCGCCGCCAAGGGTAAGCTCGGCATGGTGCCGCGCATCCTCGGCGTGCCAGGGCTGGACAGCCTGCCAGTGGCCACCGCACTTGTCAGCATTGCCCAGGATCTGCGCGCCTTTGCTTACGTGTCCGCACACGGCTGCAAAACCAAGGAAGAAGCCGTCGCCTACCGCGACAACTTCGGCGCCCGTGAAGTCATGGTCATCTGGCCGAGCTTCGAAAAGTGGGACACCACCACAAGCGCCACCGTCGTGGCCCCTGCTGTGGCTGTCGCCCTCGGCCTGCGTGCCAAAACGGATAAAGAGATCGGCTGGCACAAAACCATCTCCAACATGCCGGTCAACGGCGTTACCGGCATCAGCGCCGACGTCTGGTGGGATCTGCAGAACCCAGCCACCGACGCCAACTACCTCAACGAGGCCGAGGTCACCACCCTCATTCAAGAGGCTGGCTTCCGTTTCTGGGGCTCGCGCACCTGCTCCGAAGATCCGCTGTTTGCCTTCGAGAACTACACCCGCACCGCCCAGGTGCTGGCAGACACCATGGCCGAAGCGCACTTCTGGGCAGTCGATAAGCCCATGACCCCGAGCCTGGTCAAAGACATCGTCAACGGCATCAAAGCCAAGATGCGCGAGCTGACCAGCGCCGGCTACCTGATCGACGGCGACTGCTGGTACGACGAAGAAGCCAACGACGCCACCACCCTCAAGGCCGGCAAGCTGTTCATCGATTACGACTACACCCCGGTCCCGCCGCTGGAAGACCTGACCTTCCGCCAGCGCATTACCGACCGCTACCTGATGGACTTCGCCGCGCGCATCAACGCCGCCTAACCCAGCCAGCGCGGCCTAACCCGCCGCGCCTGCCCCTATTTGCTAGGAGAGCGCCACCATGGCCATGCCCCGCAAGCTCAAGAACATGAACCTGTTTAACGACGGCACCAGCTACATGGGCGTCGCCAAGTCGGCAACACCGCCGCCGCTCAGCCGCAAGATGGAAGGCTATCGCGGCGGCGGCATGAATGGCCCGGTCAAGGCCGACCTGGGCTGGACGGATGACGGCATCCAGTTCGAGTGGAAAACCGGTGGCCTGGATCTGATCGTGCTCAAGCAGTTCGGCATGATCAAAGCCGACGGCGTGATGCTGCGTCTGGCTGGTGCCTACCAGCAGGACGACACCGGCGAAGTAGTCGCCGTGGAAATCGTGGTGCGCGGCCGTCACGAAACCATCGACATGGGCGACTCCGCACCAGGTGAAGACACCGAGCACAGCATCACCACCACCTGCACCTACTACAAGCTCACCATCAACGGCGAAGACGTGATCGAGGTCGACCTGCTCAATTTCATCGAGATCATCGACGGCGTCGACATGCTCGCCGAGCAGCGTAAAGCCATCGGCGTTTAAGCCAATAACACCCGCTGCCGCGCCTGCACCGTGCGGCACACCCATCACCGCAAAGGAGCAACCTCATGGCAAAGACCGACGACCAAACCAGCACAGCCAAAAGCAGCACGGCCGACACCAACGCCGCAGCTGATCAAGCCCTGCCCGACAACGTCGTGGTGCTCGATGAACCCATCGTGCGTGGCACCACCACCATCACCCGGGTGGAACTACGCAAACCCATGTCCGGCGAACTGCGCGGCGTCACCCTGAGTGACTTGCTCAACCTCGATGTCAACGCCCTGCGCAAGGTGCTGCCACGCATCACCACGCCAACCCTCACCGACATCGAGGTGGGCCGCATGGACCCAGCAGACCTTCTGGAAATCGGCGGCAAGGTGGCCAGTTTTTTGTTGAGGAAGTCGGTGAAGGCGGAAGCATTCCTCACTGCGTAGACGATGCCATGGCCGACCTGGCCGTGGTGTTTCACTGGCAGCCGTCCGCCATGGACGGCCTCAGCCTCACCGAACTGATGGAATGGCGCGAACGGGCGCGGGTACGGAGCCAAAGCGATGGCCGGTAATAGTCTGCAACTCAAGGTCATCCTGTCTGCCCTGGACAAAGCCACCGCCCCGCTCAAGCGCATCCAGGGCGGCAGCCTCGGTGCTGCCAAAGCCCTGAAAGAGGCCCGCGACAAGCTCAAGGAACTCAACACCCAACAGAAGGACATCAGCGCCTGGCGCACCCAGCGCGCCGCTGCGGAACAAACCGAGCAGGCCCTGGGCGCCGCGCGCGACAAGGTCAAACAGCTCAGCCGCGAGTTTGCCGCAGCCGGGGTACCTACCCGGCAAATGACCCGCGACCTAAAGTCAGCCATCCGCGAGGCCACGGCGCTCAAGCGCCAGCACAGCGAGCAGCAAACCCAGCTGCAGGGCCTGCGCAACAAGCTCAACGCCGCCGGCATCAGCACCCGGAACCTGGGCGCCGGTGAACGCGACCTGCGCGCCAAAATTGCCGCCACAAATGCGGCAATCAGCGAGCAAGGCCGGCGCATGCAGCGACTCGCCACCCAGCAAAAGCGCCTGGCGTTGGCAAAGGCGCAGTACGAAAAGACCCAAGGCATGGCCGGCAGCATGGCTGGCAGTGGCGCTGCAGGGCTGGCCAGCGGTAGCGGCATTTTGTATGCAGGTGCGCAGCTCATGGCACCCGGTGCGCAGTTCGATGCCGACATGAGCCAGGTACAGGCACTCACCCGCCTTAGTAAGGACGATGAGCAGCTCGCCGCCATGCGCGCACAGGCCCGTCAGCTGGGTTCGGACACCATGTTTAGCGCCACAGACGCGGCGCAAGGCCAGGGCTATCTGGCCATGGCGGGGTTCAACCCACAGGCCATCCTGGACGCAATGCCCGGCATGCTGGATCTGGCGAAAGCGGGCAACGAAGAATTGGCCGCCACGTCCGATATCGCCTCCAACATCCTCACCGGCATGAACTTGCAGGCCAAGGACATGGGCCGCGTAGGTGACATCCTGGTCGGCACGTTTACCCGCTCCAACACCAACCTGCAGATGCTCGGCGAGACGATGAAATACGTCGGCCCGGTGGCCAGCAGCGTGGGGCAGGACATCGAAACCGTCGCGGCCATGGCAGGTAAGCTGGGCGACGCAGGCATCCAGGGCAGCATGGGCGGTACCGCATTGCGCGCCATCCTCAACCGCCTCAGCGCGCCACCTGCTGCTGCGGCCAAAGCACTGGATAAGCTCGGCATCAGCGCCAAGGATGCCCAGGGCAACATGCGCCAGATGCCCGACATCCTCACCGAGCTGTACGAGAAAACCAAAAGCCTCGGCAACGCCGACCGCGCCGGCTTGCTCAAGGGCATTGCCGGCGAAGAGGCCGTCAGCGCCCTGCAGGTGCTGGTCAAACAGGCCGGCAGTGGTGACTTGCAGAAGTTCATCGGCACCCTGCGCGAGGCCCAGGGCGAAGCCGGCAAAACCGCCAAGGTGATGGGTGACAACCTGGTTGGCGACCTGGACGAACTCTCCAGCGCCTGGGAAGACCTCGGCATTCAGCTGGAAGAACAGCAAGACGGCCCCCTGCGTGAAATCGTGCAGAGTTTGGCGGACGTAGTCGGCGGCGTTAAACGCTGGATCGTGGAAAACCCCACGCTGGCCGCGCAAATCGTCAAAACGGCAGCAGGCCTCGGCATTCTGATGGCAACCATGGGCGCCATTACCCTGGCGCTGGCCAGCATCCTCGGCCCGTTCGCCATGGTGCGTTTCGCCATGATGCTGCTGGGCATTAAAAGCCTCGGCCTGGTTACCGGCTTGAAGGCCCTGGGCGGTGCGCTGCTGTGGGTGAGCAAGGCGGTACTGCTGGTGGGCCGCGCACTGATGCTTAACCCCATCGGCCTGGCCGTGACCGCCATCGCTGCAGCCGTTTACCTGATCTACGCCAACTGGGACAAACTCGGCCCCTACTTCGCCGGCATGTGGGCAGAGGTCAAAGCGGGCTTTTCCGGCGGCCTGGGGGGCATCATCACCACCCTGGCTAACTTCAACCCAATCGGCCTGGTCTACCGCGCCTTTGCCGAGGTGCTCAACTACCTGGGGCTGGATCTACCCGTGCGGTTTACCGAGTTCGGCAACATGATCGTGCGCGGCCTGGTCAACGGCCTGATGTCGGGCATGGGGCAAATCAAGTCAGCCATCACCACCCTGGGTGACTCAACCATTGGCTGGTTCAAAGAGAAACTCGGCATCCACAGCCCATCGCGCGTATTTGCCACCCTGGGCGGCTTCACCATGGCCGGGCTGGCCAACGGCCTGGCAGGCGGCGAAGGCGACGTGCTCAAGCAAATCGCCGGTACCGCAAAGCGCCTGGCCAGCTCCGGCGCGGACATGATCAGCGGCAAAAGCATCGAATTCGACAAGCGCCCGCCCATATCAGCGGCCTCTGGCGGCATGGTCATCCAGGGCGATACCAACCACTTTCAGATCCACGCTACGCCTGGCACTGACGTTGCCGGCCTGCACCGGATGATCAACCAGATGCTCGATGAGCGTGAACGCAACAAAGCCACCCGTATCCGCGCACGCCTTGGCGACCTGGAGTAAAGCACCATGATGATGGCACTCGGCATGTTCGTGTTCAGCCTGCACACCCTCGCCTACCAGGAACTGCAACGCCAAACCGACTGGCGCCACCCCAGCAGCAGCCGCGTGGGCACCAACCCCGCACGCCAGTATGCCGGGCGAGGTGAAGACGCCATCACTATGCCCGGCATCATCCTGCCCGAGTTGGCCGGCAGCCCCATCAGCCTGGACGCCCTGCGCATGATGGCCGACACCGGCAAAGCCTGGCCCTTGGTCGAAGGCACCGGGCGCATCCTGGGTATCTGGGTGATCGAGAGCGTAAGCGAAACCCGCACCCTGTTTTTCCCCGACGGTACCGCGCGGCGCATCGAGTTCAGCATCAGCCTCAAGCGCGTCGATGACGGCAAGGTCGACATGCTCGGTGCCGCCATCGGCACCGGCGCCAACATCCTCCGGGCCGTGCTGTGAGTGCCGCAGTACTGGCCGCTGGCAAGGCAGCCATCGCCGATGTAATCGGCGTGGTGCGCGATGCAGGCAAACGCCTGCTGGGTGACAACAACTACCCGCCGGCCATCTACCGACTCAGCGTCGACGGTACCGATATCGCCCAACTTATCAGCCCCCGGCTGATAAGCATGAACCTCACCGACAACCGAGGCATCGAGGCCGACACGCTCGACATCAGCCTCAGCGACCACGACGGCCTGCTCAGCATCCCGCCCAAGGGCGCCGTGCTGCACTTGTGGCTGGGCTGGGCAGACACTGGCCTGGTCGAAAAAGGCACCTACACCGTGGACGAAACCGAGCACAGCGGCGCGCCCGACGTGCTCAACATCCGCGCCCGCAGCGCCGATCTGCGCAAAGGCCTGAAAACCAAACGGGAAACCAGCTGGGCCAACACCACCCTGGGCGACGTGTTGCAAACCATCGCCGGCCGCAACCAGCTCACCGCCCGCATCAGCGCCGCCCTGGCGGCCTTGCCCATTCTGCAGCTGGACCAGGCCAACGAGTCCGACGCCAACATCCTCACCCGCCTCGGTGAGGAGTTTGACGCGGTGGCCACCGTCAAAGCCGGCTGCCTGCTGTGTATCCCGGCTGGCAAATCGCAAACCCCCAGCGGCCTCAGCCTGCCGCACGTCACCCTTACCCGGGCGGATGGTGACGGCCACCGCTACCTGCAGGCCGACCGCGACAGCTACGACGGCGTGCGCGCCTACTACTACGACATCAACAGCGCCAAAAAACAGGAAGCCATCGCCGGCGGCGGCGAGAACCTCAAGGATCTGCGCCACAGCTACAGCGACCGCGAATCCGCACTGCGCGCCGCCAGAGCCGAGTGGAACCGACTGCAACGCGGTACCGCCACCCTCAGTTACACCCTGGCCAGAGGCCGCCCCGACTTGATACCGGAACTGACCTACACCCTGGTGGGAGTCAAAGCGGAGATAGACGCCATCATCTGGCACGGCGGCAACGTGCAGCACAGCCTCACAGCGGATGCCGGCTACATCACCAGCCTGGAACTAGAAAGCCAGCTGCCAGAAGACACTGTCGACGGCTTGTACGAGGAAGGGGCTGCCAACTACACCGGGATCATCGCCTACTACCGCGACGCCAAATCAGGCACCCAGAAAGCCATCACCGCAGGCGACCAGGCCAAACCCCGCCGGCTAACCCACCTGTATGCCAGCAAGAACAGCGCGCAGCGGGCGGTGGATAGGGAGTGGGGGAAAATACAATCCCGGTTCTAGCTCTAAGTGGTTGAGGCGGAGGACAATCGAACACGAACTGGTTGTAGTTTGATCAAATTTGTTAAAGCAAGTATTATCGCAATACACGACACGCTCAAATTGGAGCTCGCAATGGCTACCCTGCAATTGCTTCCAGCAGCAACCCAAGCCCCTAAGCCCCCTATCTCGGTTGATCTAAGCCGTTTTGAGAAGGCTCTGACGTCTGATCGTTACATGATGCCTACTGGCCTCAGCCTCGAAGAAATGCGCGAGCAAATCCTTGCGACTGCCGTCAAGGCCAAGCGTAAGTAAAATTCAGCCGTAGTACCTGCAAGGATGCTGGATTGAATTACACATTTTCTTATAACGATCAGTTCTCTATTGAGTTCGCTAATTTCCCGCACGATCAGCAGACAGCAATTCTGCAATTTGCTGTCTGCTTTTCACAGCATGGGCTTTCAGATTTCACGAAATACCCAGGTAAGATCACACAGTCATGGTCCGGCCTCGACGTTTCAGATCCGGCCTACAGCTATACTTATGGCAATGACCTTTGGCACTACCACGTAGGCCTACCAAGCTATAAAAGTGTTCATCCAAAATATAAAACCTCGGACATTGTGCTTCACTTTCAATGGCCGGACTGGCAAAAGCACGGAACTCATATCGATCTAGTGGACATCTACAACCACTACACCTCTAAAGGTGATTTCTACCTCCCTCCCGCCAGCTACTTAGCCAAGTCCAGCAGATAATTCCCAAGTAAAAGCCCCGCAATAGCGGGGCTTCTTTGTTTCAACTGGGCGACTCGCGCATCACCATCGCTTCGATGGAACGGCGCATAAATGCCTGTTCCACCTCCCCCAGTTGCCGATAGAACCTCAGCAGCAGCCTTTCCTCTGGCGTCACGCACTCCATCATGGGCTGCGCAACCCTCCCCCCTGGTTGATCGCCTACAGCCTCAAGAACTTCGGTACTCATCTGCATACTCCGTCATTGGCAGTGAGTAATCAGAGTCCCTGACTGGTTGATCAGATTCCAATCAAGTGCGTGCACTTGCTGTTGGAGCTAGTCGCCGCTGACAATCCACATCACCCGCGCATCAGTACGCCGGTGCAGCGCCTGCAGGTAATCGGCTGGTATCGGCAGGCTGCCTTCCTCGTAACGCTTCTGCAGTATGTCCACGCGGCCACAGAGGTGCGCCAGCTCATGCACAGCCAACCCCAAGCGCACACGCTCTGCGCGCAGGCGAGCGCCAAAGGCTTGGTCATCATCTAAGTCTGTCACTTGCACAGCTGCAGCCCCTGCTCAATAAGCGGGCCGATGCTAACTTTAGTGCCAGGGATGGTCGGATCATCGCGCCACACTTTGTCGATCGGCTCCATCGCCAGCGCTAGGGCCTTGGCTCTGGCAGTGCCGTTAAGCGGGTACATGACGCCGGTTTCAGCATCCGTCACCACCACCGCGCGACCAGGCAGGCATTGCAAGTGCATCTCTGCAACGGTGAATGGCCATGCTTCACCAGACGCCTCGGCGCTAATCAATTGCGGCCCAGCAGCGTGAGCCCCCAACGAAAAAAGCCCGGCGAGAGCCAGGCTTAAAAGTCCATTACGCATCCCTACTCTCCCGCCCATTGATTAAGGCTTCACCTCATATCGCCCAGCCATTTCGGCCAGGGCCGTGATCATCTTTGCTGCGCCGGCCCGGTCGGCCTCGGGTAACTGCCGATAGTGTTCAAGCAACCCCGCCTCATCCGCTGACAGGTTCCCCACCTCGGTGGAAATACGCATGCCAGTGAGCACGTACTGCACATCAACGCCCATGCCTTGAAGCGCCATGAGATAGCGAACATCCGGCGAACTGGTACTCAGCTCGTAGGCTTTTTGGGTGCCACGACTCACGCCCGCCTGCACACCGAAATCGGTCTGATTCAGGCCAAGCCGATCCCTTTCTTCACGCAGGCGGTCGCCTGCATTTGGTGCAATGAGCATTTTTTTGATCAATACCGGTTGACTTGACCAGTTTTCTGGCCAAGAATCCTTCCCATCGAACACGATTAAACACGGATAAACACTATGCATGCCCTATTAACCCCTGAGCAAGCCCGCGCGGCCCTTGACCGCGAGGGGCAGAGCATTGCGGCGTTCGCCCGTAAGCACGACTTGAACAAAAATTTGGTCAGCGACCTGCTCAACGGCCGCAAAAAAGGTAAGCGCGGCGAAGCCCACAAAGCCGCCGTTCTGCTCGGCATCAAAGAAGGCGTCGTCTGCACAGTAGTGCCATCGGCTCAAGGGGAAAACTAGAAGATGCAACGCTCAATTCTCGACAGCCGCCGCAAGGTAGTCAGCGCCATCATCCAGGCCTTTCCCGGTGGCCGTGAGTGTGCAGCCGCGCACCTGGGGCTCGATCTCAAGAAGTTCGACAACCACGCCTACGAAAATGCCGGTACCCGCCCACTGGCCGATGAGCAGTTGCATACCCTGGAGCAAATCGCAGGTACCAACTTCCTGCCGGACTACCTCTGCGGCTTGTACGGCGGTGTATTCGTAGCCATGCCCGAAGCCAGTGCGCTAGACAACCTCGACCTGTACATCCGCTCACTACATACCGACGTCAAAAAAGGCGCGGTAGATCAGATCATCGCCGCAGCCTTGGCAGATGAGCGCATCACCCCCGATGAGTTGACCGCCATCCTTGAGGCCCACCGCCAACACATTGCCGCACGCCATGCCGAAGTACGTGCCGTTGTAGTGCTGCACACGGAGGTTAAAGCGTGAGCGTTTACAAACTCGTTTGCCCAGCCTGCAGCAAGCCCATGCGCATCCGCACCAGCGATGGGCAAACCCCTTGTTTCCGCTCGATCTACTACCAGTGCACCGACCTGGTGTGCGGTGCCACCTTTACCGGCTCAATGACCATCGACTTCGAGCTAAGCCCCTCTGGCCTTGAACGCCCGTTGATCAAGCTGCCTGTAGCACCCGCCGTAGAGCGCATGAATGCCATGCGCAACCTACGCGACCCAAACGCCCAACCAGACCTGCTCGACCAGTTGGAGGCAACCGCATGAACCCCACCGCCCTGCAAACCAACATCAACGCCAAGGACTACAGCGAAACCATGCAGGCCGTGGCTGAGGCGTACCTGCGCCGCCACTGGGCTGAACACCTGGACGAAGGCCAGCTATTCGACCGCGCCTGCAAGTACCTGGTTACTGCCAACGAGGTGCCAGTATTTATGGCCCAGCGACTGGTGTACCTGGCCATGAGCAACATCACCCCGCCGAGCGTGACCGTGGGTGTGGACTGGGCCAACCACGGCGACAAAACCGTCGCGGTGTTAATCGACTCCCGCGATGGCATTCATCACCTGGTACCGCGCCGCATCCTGCCGCTGCACTTCACCCAAACACCCGCTCACTAACCCTTAAAACCACCAGCCCACGCCGTGGGTATGGGGATGTTTTGCCCGCGTTTCAGGAGGTAGCCATGCAAACCGCCGTTGCCATAAAGCTGGACATGCCCAAACCGGTGGCCGAAGCCTGGCTTGCCAGCCTGCGCGCCGAGCTGCGCCTGGGCATGACTGAGCATTGGTACGACGACCGCTACCGCACCGTGCCAGAAGGCCTACGCAGCAAACGCATCCTCGACGACTTCCCGGCACTTGCCGGCCACAAACGCACCATCGCTGCCGTGCAAGCGGCGCTCAACTCGGCAGCATAAGGCCCACCATGCAAAACGATATTCGTACCGAAGTGCTCAGCAAGCTGGAGGCCCAATACGGCCTGCGGCACATCACCGGCACTGATTACATGCGCAAAGGCGAATGCCCCGCCTGCGGCAAAAAAGAGTTGTTCACCAGCTACCAAAAGCCCTGGGTTATCCGCTGTGGGCGCGAGAGCAAGTGCGGCCAAACCTGGCACGTTAAAGAGCTTTACCCCGAGCTGTTCGACGACTGGAGCAAGCGCGCCCCCGCCACCGATGCCGCGCCCAATGCCTCGGCAGACAGCTACCTGACCTTTGCCCGTGGCTTTCGCCTGGACCTGGTCAAAGGCTGGTACACCCAGGAAAACTTCTACAGCCGCGAGCTTGGCATCGGCAGCGCCACCGTGCGCTTTGCCCTGGACAAAGGCGGCTACTGGGAACGCCTGATCGACCAGCCGCAGCGCTTCGGTAAGCAGAAGGCCCGCTTCAAGCCCGGCGAAAGTTACAAGGGCCACTGGTGGTGCCCGCCCTGCGTGGAACTGCTGGAGGTCAAAGAGCTGTGGATCGTTGAGGGCATTTTCGATGCCATCGCCCTGGTGCATAACAGCTACGACGCAGTGTCGGCCATGAGCAGCAACGCCTTCCCGGAGGCGTCCTTAAAAGAGCTGGCCCGCCAGCGGGGTGGAAAATTGCCGAAGCTGGTGTGGGCGCTGGACAACGAGCCAGGCGCACACAGCTACACCCGTAAATGGGTACGCATGGCCCGCGCCCTAGGCTACGAATGCAGCGCCGCGCAGATACCCCAGCGCGACGGCCGCAAAGTGGACTGGAACGATCTGCACCAACGCTGGCAGTTCATTGACGATGCCACCCAGCGTGATGAACGCATTCAGGCCGACATCAAGCAGGCCCGCCACGAAGGCGCCCTGCTGATTGCCGAGAGCGCCAGTGAAAAGGCGCTGATCATGTTCGAGTGGAAGAAGCGCGCCGAGTTTCACTTCGGCTTTAACAGCCGCCTGTACTGGTTCAAGTTGGATCTGGAGAAGTTCAACAAGGCTGTGCAGGCCCTGGAAGAAAGCGACGACCAGGACGACAAGCTGCTCAACGACCGGCAAATGCGCGAGAAAGCCCTGCAGGAATCCGGCTGCACCGTGGAAATCGCCAACTGCTACCCCGAGGCCCTGTACTACCAGCGCAACGAGGTAACGGACGAAGCCTGGTACTACCTGCGTGTGGACTTCCCGCACGACGCCCCAAGCGTGAAGAACACCTTCACCAGCACCCAGCTTTCCGCCGCCAGCGAGTTCAAAAAACGCCTGTTGGGCATGGCAGCCGGTGCCATGTTCACCGGCACTGGGCAGCAGCTGGACAAGATCATGAAAGACCAGCTCTACGCCATTAAAACCGTATCCACCATCGACTACGTGGGCTACAGCAAGGAATACGCCTGCTATGTGTACGGCGACGTGGCCATCCGTGAGGGCGTGATTTACGAGGCCAACGCCGAGGATTACTTCGAGTTCCCCAAGCTACGCCTGAAAACCCTGCAAAAGGGTGTGCCCATCAAGCTGCAGCGCGACGGTAAGCGCTACAACGAGGAATGGCTCAGGCTGCTGTGGATCTGCTTTGGAGCCCAGGGCGTGGTCACGCTGGTGTTCTGGTTTGGCTCGCTGTTCGCCGAGCAGATCCGCGCGCGCTTCCAGTCGTTTCCCTTCCTGGAGGCAACGGGCGAGGCCGGCGCCGGTAAAACCACCCTGCTCAACCTGGTGTGGAAGCTGCTCGGGCGTGACGGCTACGAGGGCTTTGACCCGATGAAATCCACCAAAGCGGGCCGCTCACGCTTGATGGGCCAAGTGTCGGGCATGCCGGTGGTGTTTCTGGAGGCAGACCGCCACGGCGACGACAAAGCCCACGCCAAGACCTTTGAGTGGGATGAGCTGAAAGACTTCTTCGGCGGCGGCACCCTGGCCACCAAGGGCGTGAAAACGGCAGGCAACGAAACCTACGAGCCACCATTTCGCGGCACCATCGCCATCAGCCAGAACGCCGCGGTGGTTGCCCACGAAGCCATCATGACGCGCATCTGCAAGCAGCACTTTGTGCGCCCGCAGGTCACCCCGCAAAGCCGCGACGCGGCGGACAAACTCAACGCACTGGAAGGCGACAACCTCAGCTACTTCCTGCTGCACGCCGTAAAACAGGAAGCCCAGGTGCTGGCGTTGTTCAGCCAGCGCGTGCCCGAGCACGAATCCACCCTGCGCCGCCTGCACACCCACTGCTGCAGCTGTGGCACCGCCTACCAGCCAGGTAACGAAACGGCCGCTTGCAAGGGCTGCGGCAACAGCCTGCGCGGCTACATCCGCCACGAACGCATTATCAAAAACCACGCGCAACTGCTGGCCCTGCTCGACTGCCTGCGCCTGGTGGTGACCCTCGCCGACGCCCAGGCCAGCGCCACGCAACGGCAAATCATCGGCATGGCCATCGAGCGCCAAGCCTCGATCAGCTCCGACCACCCCTCCGTCGCGGAATTCTGGGAGGTGTACGACTACCTCCAATCGCTCGACGGCGAAGGCCCGGTGGTCAACCACTCGGTGGACGCCGGCCTTATCGCCATCAACCTCAACGAGTTCGCCGAGCGCGCGGCCGAGCACAAACAGAAGCTCGCCGACGTGGCCACCCTGCGCGAGCTGCTGAAAGAAAGCCGTAGCCGCAAGTTCATTGACAGCAACAAAGCCATGCACAGCGCCGTGCGCGCCTACCAGGCCAAGCGCACCAACATGACCGTTTTCAAATCACCCACCGTTAAGTGCTGGGTGTTCAAAGAGCAGTAACCGCCAAGGCGCGGCAACGCCACGGCAACCAACCCCAAAGGAGAAGCACCATGCGAACCGACCACCAACCCACCGCCCGCGAAACCGCACTCACCATGGCTGGCAGCGCCCTTGCCCTAGTGGCGCTTCTAGCCCTGGCCAACGTAGCACCCGACTTGCTGCTCGGCCTTCTGCAGTAAACCAAACCCCAGGCGCGGCAACGCCTGGGCAACCCGAAGCAAAGGAGAAGCACCATGCAAAGTCCGAATGTAAGCAAAGTGCTGGCCGTACTGGATGCCGAAGAAGCCCAGCGCCCAGCCATCCGGGCAGCCGGCCTTGCCGCCCTGGTACGCCTGCTGCCCGTAGCACAGCGCGACTCAGGCCAAAGCGGCGTAGTCGCCCGCTTCCTGCTTAGCCTCTACAACGGCACGGCCTACCCCTTCCCCCTGACCGACCTGCGCAAGCTCGACACCGCGCTCTATCAGGACTGCATAGCAGTGCTGCACCTGGACAACCGGCCCGAGCACGAAGTGCACACCTATGTCGTCAATGGCGACGCGATTTGGGATGGCTTCAAAAAGGTTTGGCGCGCCTGGCACGCCCAATACAACTAACGCAGGCAACGCCGGAACAACAAGCCCCCGCCGAGCGGCAACTCGGCAGGGCTACCCCCCAAGGAGAAGCACCATGCACCACCTACAACTGCGCCAGCGCTGGGCGTTATTGGCTATGGTCGCCGCACTGGCAGGCGTGACCGCCACCTCGGTGGCCCTGGCCATCGCCGAACTGATCGACAACACCCTGCTGGCCGTCCTGTTCGCCTCGGCAGCGGTTGTCCTGGATCTGTTCAAGTACATCGCCTGGCCGCTGGCCCTTGGCCTGCTGGCCATACGCCGAACCATCAGTGCGCTGCTGATGATGGCCTGCGCACTGGCCCTGGGCGGCGTTTCCGGCTGGGCCAGTTATGACCGGCTTATGTCCTCGATCATCACCAGCCGCGCTGAGCATCAGGCACGCTTCGGGCTACGCCAGCCCGACCTGTTGGAGCTACGTGAGGCCGAAGCCACCCGCATCCAGCAGCTCGACGCCGAAGCCATCGCAGTCAACCACCAGGCCAACAGCTTGCGCGAGCGCGGCATGGTCACCCGCGCCCTGGAGCTAGAAAGCGCCGCCCTGGCCCGTCTCGACACTCAGCGCAGTGCAGCCCAGGCACGCCGTGACAAAGCCATGCAGGAACTCACCGCCATGCGCAGCCACCCGGCCAAAGCGGCAGGCCTACCCCTGCAATTGGCCACCCTGCTGTGCCTCGGTTTCGCCATCGCCCTGGAAGTTGTACCCGCCCTGATCCTCGCCGCACTGCGCCCGACCCAGGCGCAGGAACGCGCCCCGGTAGCAGTAACAGCGAAACAGGAACGCCAACAGGAACAGGCAGAAACCAAGCCGGAAACAGCAGACGACGACATACCGGCCGAGCTGATGCAGCTCATAGCCAATACGGAAAGAGGAACCAAGGTGGCAGTGCGTCAGGTCGCCAAGGTGTTGCGGATAGGCAGCGACAAGGCCACCAAGCTGATGCAGAAGGCCGCCGAAACCGGCCTCTTGAGCAAGACAGCCGCCGGCTACGTGGCGGCATAAAAGATGGCCCCGGTGGGCGGCAACCCACCAGGGCCGAACCAACCCCAAGGAGAAGCACCATGCAAGCACAAACCCCAGAAGTCAGCATCGGGAAGGCTACCACAGCCAGGAAGACCGTCACGCGATACGGCATGACCTTCACCGTTATTTCAAGCCGTGAGCGCCTGGCCACAGCTGGTGGGCGTTACTTCCTGTGCACTGGCCGCGACTGCGATGGCTGGACGCTGTTTGAGCACGACAGCGACTTGCTGGAAACCGGCAGCGCCAAGCTGATCGGCCGCAAGTTTGAGCGCCTTGAAAATACTCAGGCGCTGGCCACCGAGATAAACCGCCTGCTGGCGACCGGCGACAAGCTGCCATCTGATGTGCGGCCACCTTGGATCATTGATCAAGCCCGCCACGATAAGTGCATGCGCGTGTTCGCGGCGAACCGCCTGAAAGCGGTGAAGCACGGTGAAACCGTTGTCTATCACACGCTGCGCTGGTGTGGCCGCATCATCCGCGAGTTCAGCTTCACCACCGATGCAGAAGAATACGACGGCGAGTCGACGCAACGCGTGGCCCACCACTTCGATGCACGCGACCTGCCGGAACAATACCAAGGGACTGGCAAACCGCTGGACTGGATCCGCGCCGCCCTAAATGACGGCTTTGAACTCAGCCAGATCTACACCTTCCGCGACGACCAGGTACTTGCTGCGCAAGGCGGTGCTGCATGAAGACGCCAACAGAGGTCGGCCAGATCGCCGAAGACCTAATCACTACCTACTGCACCTCGGCGGGCGTAGAAACACCAGATGACGTGCGCAAGGCCTGCGAACTTCTGATCAGCAAAGCCGCACGCGCCATCGAGAAGTACAACGGCCACCCGAAATCCGTCCAGGTGCTCAGCCGCACCATGTCCTACGTCGCCACCAATCCTATGCCGGTTGGAGGTGTGCAATGACCGTGCAACGCATCCGTCCGCCCCTGGCCGGCAACCGCCTGGATCTGCCCAGCATCTGTGACATCTGCCATAAGGCCAGATCCACCCGCAACCACGCTAAATGCAGCCGCATTCGACAAAGCCGCAAGGCCGTCGAATGGGCCGCCCTGCAGGCCGAGAAAGCCGCCGCCAAACAAGCCAAGGGGCCTCGCTATGCTCGCTAAACGCACCCTCAAACACTTCCACTTCTGCTGCGGCCTGGGTGGTGGTGCCAAAGGCTTCAACCGTGCCAAGCCAGTGGTCGGCAACTTGCAGGCCGAGTGGCAATGCCTGGGCGGCATCGACGTTGACCCGGCAGGCCTGCGCGACTTCCAGCGCCTAGCCGGCGTGCCGGGCACCCTGCTCGATCTGTTCACCCGCGACCAATACATCCGCTTTCACGGCAAGGAGCCACCAGCCGGCTGGCGTGAGGCAACGCCTGACGATGTGCGGCGCGCTGCGCAGAATGACGACCCCGACGCCGTATTCATCAGCAGCCCCTGCAAGGGCGCGAGCGGCCTGCTGTCTGAAACCATGAGCCTCACGCCGAAGTATCAGGCGCTCAACGAACTGACCCTGCGCTGCGTGTGGCTGATGTGTGAAGCCTGGAAGCACAACCCCGTTTCGCTGATCGTCTTCGAGAACGTCCCGCGCCTGGCCACCCGTGGCCGGCACCTGCTGGACCAGATCGGCCAGTTGCTAGCCTTCTACGGTTACGCCGTGGCAGAAACCACCCACGACTGCGGCCACCTGGGCGGCCTGGCGCAAAGCCGCAAGCGCTTCCTGTTGGTGGCGCGCCATATCGAGAAGGTGCCGCCCTTCCTGTACGAGCCGGAGAAAAAGAGCCTGCGCGCCGTTGGCGACATCCTCGGCCGTATGCCGCTGGCCGGCGATATCGAAGCCGCTGGCCCGATGCATCGGGTACCGGCCTTGCAGTGGAAAACCTGGGTGCGCCTGGCCTTGGTTGAGGCCGGAAAGGATTGGCGATCGCTCAACGATTTGTCGATCGAGGACGGCTACCTGCGCGACCTCATCATCGTGCCAGAGGCTTATGCGGGCTACCTGGGCGTCAATCAGTGGGGCGATTCCATGGGCACCGTTGCCGGCCGCTCAAGCCCAACCAATGGCGCGTTCTCGGTCGCAGATCCTCGCGCCCGGGAAGGTGCCCTCCAGTACCAGCAGTACGGCGTGCGCCGTTGGGACGAAACCAGCGGCGCGGTGATCGGCGTCAAATCGCCCGGGCAAGGCACGTTCAGCGTTGCCGACCCGCGCGACCCAGGTATCGGGCACGGCAAATACAACGTGGCTCAGTGGGATGGGCTATCGCGCACCGTCATCGCTGCCAGCACCACAGGCCAGGGAGCGTTTGCTGTTCAGGACCCGCGCCACATGGGCGCAGCGAAACACTCCAATGAGTTCCGTGTTGTCCCCTACGACCGTGCAACCCAAACCGTCACCAGCGCTCACGGTACCGGCCAATGCGTTGCCGACCCACGCCCAGGCATGGCCAAGGTCAAGGGCGACCCTTACCTGACCGGCGGGCACTACGGCGTTGTGCCGTGGGACGGTCAGGCCGGCGCAGTGTCGGCCAGTGCCCGCCAGGACAACGGCCGGTGGTCGGTCGCAGATCCACGAATGCCGGCGGCCAATGAGCGCCTGACCTGCGTTATCCGCTCACTAGACGGCACCTGGCACCGCCCGTTCACCACCCTGGAGCTGGCCGCGCTGCAGAGCCTGGTTGACCCGGAGGAACAACTGGAACTGGACGGCCTCAGCGACCAAGCCTGGCGCGAGCGCATCGGCAACGCGGTACCACCCTCGGCAGCCGAAGCCATTGCCCACGTAATGGGCACCACCCTGCTGCTGGCCGGTGCCGGCGAGACATTCATGCTCAGCAACATGCCGGTCTGGGTGCGCCCGGTGGCGGTTGGCCTGAGCGTCAGCCAGCTGGAGGTGCAGCCATGAATGCCCTGAGCATTCGCCAGCCCTGGGCCTGGTTGATCGTCAACGGTCACAAGGACATCGAGAACCGCAGCTGGGCGACCAAGATTCGTGGCCCGGTACTGATCCACGCGGCCAAGGGCATGACCGGCGCCGAATACAACGACGCCTACCACTTCGCCCTTGAAGTGGGCATCAAGATCCCGAGCTTCAACGACCTGGAGCGCGGCGGGATCGTCGGCATGGCCACCATCACCGGCTGCAATGACAACAGCCTGTCGCCCTGGTTCTTCGGCAAGTTCGGTTTCGAGCTGGTCGACGCCAAGCCCCTGCCGTTTCTCCCATACAAGGGCCAGCTGGGCTTCTTCGATATCGACTATCAGGAGGTGCGCGCCGGCTGATCTAGAAACACACGATTCATATTCTAGGCCCGGCAACGGGCCGCTTCTTTTTCAGGCCCATAGACTGGGCCTTTTCCGTTGTTTTGCGTGGGGACGCATATGGCTGATGGTGTTGAGGTGCGCGGCAACCGCGTGCGTGTGTATTTTCGCCACCAGGGCGAGCTGTGCCGTGAGGCGATGCCGGGCGATGCCAGCCCGGAGAACATCGCCCAGGCAGAACGCCTGGTAGGCATGATCAATTACGAGATAAAGGCCGGCACGTTTAGCTATGCCCGCCACTTTCCTGATTCACCCAGGGTGAAAACCAACACCTTCGGCCACTACATCGACCTCTGGCTTGATATCAAGCGCAACCAGATTGCCGCCAGCGGCTTTCGGGGCTACACCAGCCGCGTGGAAAACCACATCCGCCCGCGCTGGGCGGACGTGCAGGCTGATCAGATCGATCACCTGGATCTGCAGGGCTGGGTGCAAAACGTGCTGATGGCCAAGCTGCACAACAAAACGGTGCGCGAAATCGTCAGCAACATGCGCCAGATTTTCCGCCTATACCGCACCAGGAACAAAACCGCCCACGACCCAACCGACGGCATCGTCATCACCCTGCCGGATGCCGAGGCACCTGACCCCTTCACCCGCGCAGAACTCGACACCCTGCTCAACACGCCCAGCGACCGCACCCAGGAAATCAATTTGATCCGTTTCATGCTCTGGAGCGGCCCGCGTGTGAGTGAGGCCATGGCACTGGCGTGGGAAGACGTCGACCTCGATGCCGGCACGGTGACATTCCGCCGCGCGAGGGTTCGCAGTGCGTACAAGGTCACCAAAACCCGACGCTCTACCCGCAAGTTGAAGCTGCTGGCCCCGGCGCTTCGGGCGCTGAAAGACCAGGTCGCGCACACGCAAAGCCTGCCGGCTGTGCAGATCGAGGTTACTGACCGCGATAACCGCACGCTGCGCAAACAGGCGGTGCGCTTTGTGTTCCACAACACGGCCAGCGGCCAGGCGTACTCAACTTCGGACACCCTGCGCAACGGCTGGTGGAAAGCTCACTTGAAAAAGGCAGAGCTGCGCCCGCGCGGCCCAAACCAATGCCGGCACACGTTCGCCAGCCAGCTGCTGAGCAGTGGCTTTGCATCACCTGAGTGGATTGCAGAGCAGATGGGGCACACGTCGACGGCGATGATCTTCAAGCACTACGCGACGTGGATCAGTGAGGACGGCCCGGACTTCGTCGGCATCCTCAACAAGGCGCTGAACCTGGAGTAA